AAGGGAGATTATGGTCACATTCATAATCATGGAGAAGCAGACATTGCAGGAGTCTATTATCATAAGAAACCTGAAGGAAGCGGTAATTTATTTTTTGAATGTCCTACACCAGGCATGAATGAAAGTGTTCTATATGCACAGCATTGGGCACCAAGATTATCTGGACAAATTCCTGAAGGAGCAATGGTATTATTTCCTGGTTTTTTAAAACATGGTATTTCAACCAACCCTTTAGATGTAGAAAGAGTTAGTATCTCTTTTAATATTGCCTTTGATAAAGTAAATCTATATCCAAATTCTATAAAAGTAAAATGACTAAGAAATCTTCTAAGAAAACTGATAGCAAAGGACGTGAAGAAACATGGGAGTGGGAAGAAACTCCTGAAATGCGTAAAGCAATTGAACGATTACATGAAACAATGAGAAAAAACCATGAAGCCAATCACACTTGAAGAGTACATTGAAGCAGGCGATGAATTCATGCCGAAGTATCAGCACGTCGCATCTCTACTGCCACCTGAGACTAAACCAGAGCAAGTTCTAAAAGTTATGGAGTCACTTGCTGCTGTTGTTATGAAGAAACGAGTGGAAGATAAACTAGCACCGTTTGGATTCAATAAGAAAACTGAAGAAGATGAGTAATAAATAAGAGGGATCATACCCTCTTTTTTTATGGCTCAAAGGCATATTGATAAAAAGTATAATCTTAGTGGACCTTGGTTGAAAGCATATAACGACGTTGCTGATACTCTTGGTGGGGATGGTTATGCCTATTATGATATTGACATCAGAAAACTAGTTAATCCTGATGAAACTAGAGGCAAACTATATTTACATTTTATTACATACGTTCCAAGGGCTAAGAGAGCACAAGCAGGGAACCAGATTAGAGATGCTATAGAAAAGAAAGGTCTTAGAGCAGAGTTTTTAAGAGAAAATTATCAAGTAGACATTACTGCTACTGACGGCAAGATCAATAAAATTATTCGTTTAGAGATTAAACCAGAAGCAGGTGGTGGATCTGGTGGTGGTGCTAGAGAAACTAAAAGAACTGAGTGTGCTCAGTGTTTATTTGCATCATATGCATTTAATGTTTTGGGTGACTTTATACACGATGAAAATAGTATTGATCTAGATGGATTAAGATCTGCTGCATCATGGATTCATATTGATGATACTTTAAGTGAATTGATGCCTGATAAAATGTCACCAGATTGGGTTAGATCTTGTATTCGTGGAGCAAATATTTTATGGGAAACTTATGGAGGTGGTAGTACAGCAAAAGGTAAGTACCATTTCTATAGAGGTGTTGGACTGGATGGTTCTACTACTTCAGGAAATAGCATAGCGAAAGCATATGCAAGATGTAATTCAAATGAAAAGAAATTTTCTTCTGAGGATAAGTGGAATCCTGCTGATATTTGGATGGCATCCAGTGATTTTAAACCAGAAGAATTACACAAAAAGACTGGTAGATCATTTGAAATTACTACATGGCAGATGTTGAATGAAGTTCTTCAGCAACACTTCCAAGATGAAAGTTTAATTGGTATTTCACTGAAGAAAGTTGAAAATCCTGTTGCATCACTGACTCCTATAAATGTAGATAAGGAAGCACAGAAGAGAGATGTAGAAAAGTATGGATTTAAAAGCATAGGATTGATCTATGCAAACATGAATAAGAAAAATGAGGATGATAGGTATCCTATGGATGCCTATATCTACTATGGAAGTGGAACACATGACAGATTCCAAGCAAGAAACTTTGGTGGAGATACTACTGCATCTTGGCAGATGGAACTGAAAGGTGCTGCTGCTAACATGGGTCGTCTAGGTGGTGGTAGTGTAGAAACAGTTCTTGATGGATTGAATGTTGCTTTCCCACCATCAGGATGTATGCACAGTTCCTTTAATAACACAAAAATTTGGAATGATTGTGCAAAAAGAAATTCTAATGTAGGTAAAGTTTGTAGGGAAATTGTTAGGTTACTTAAAAAGTATAATGCTGATGGTTTAAAAGCAAACTGTACAGAAGATGAGGAAATGGATTACGTTCTCAGAATTTCTAAGAGAAGTCAATCATACAGATACAGTAAACTATTAGGTTTATATCTAATTGATGCTATTGAAAGATCAAATGTGTCTGACAGCATTGTTAGAAACCTATATCTATATGCAGCATCAAAGAGTGATGAGTCCTGCGTGTTCATGAAGATACAGTAATGGCAAATATTAAACAACTAAAACACTTAGAGCATCTTGAAGATGAACTATTGAATTATGGAACCAAAGGTTGTGAAGCAATCGTAGGACACTTCGTGGAAATTTTTGGTTTGCTTGGAGATAAAAACCCTACCGATGGTCAACCAGGTGGTTTTGTTCAAACGAAATGGGACGGAGCACCATCTGTGGTGTGTGGAACAGATCCTATTACTGGTATATTTTTTGTTGGAACCAAATCAGTTTTCAATAAAAAGGATCCTAAACTCTGTGCTTCTGAACAAGGAATAGATGAGTTATATGATGATAAACCTGGTCTAGCAACTAAATTAAAATATTCGTTAAAGTATTTCAAGCAACTGGGTATCAAGGGAGTTATTCAAGGAGATCTTCTATGGACAGAAGGAGATCTGAAACCAGAAACTATTGACGGTGAAAGAAATTATATTTTTAAACCAAATACCATTACATATGGTATTCCAATAGCACATAAAAAATTAAGTGATAAAGCAGCACGATCAAAGATTGGTGTTGTCTTCCATACTCATTACGTTGGTCCTACCCTAGATGAGATGCAGGCAAAACCTGGTGTTGAAATCAATAAGTTTAATAATTCACCAGATGTATTTGTTATTGATAACGATACACCAATGGATAAAGTTGGTTTGACTCCATCTGAGAAGAGAGAGTGGATGAAATTAGTCAATTGTATTAACAACAATTGTAAGAAATGTGGTCCATTCTTAGATGAGTTGGTTTTGTTTGGTAGTGGTACTAATCCAAAGGGTGATACTAGATATCATATTGCTCCATACATCAAAGCTTTTTTTAACGCAGAAATTAGAGAAAATAAAGTTACCACAAATCCTACAGAAACTTTAAAGAATTTGATTGAGTTTTATCATGGGAAAATGCACAAATTAATCTCAGCAGTTAAAACTCCTAAGGTTGTTGTACAGAAAAAACAATTGGTTAATGAGACTTTGCTTTATCTGGCAACAAAGGAAGAGGAATTCAAAGCAATGATTGCTCTGTATAGAGACATCCAGCATGTAAAGACACTTGTTATTGATAAGTTAGATCCTCTAGAGAAATATAGAACTTATATTCTTAAAGAGGGTAGGTATGAAGTGACTAGACCTGAGGGTTATGTACTACATAGACATGAAGATATGGTCAAATTTGTTGACCGACTTGAATTTTCTAAGAACAATTTCATTGGGGGAACATTTCAGGTATGAGTATTATTGGAATGGTTCCACAGGCAGGGATTGTTAGTGGTTCAAAACTCAAGTCAGGTTCTACAGACCCCATACTCAAAGGAGTTGGCAAGAAAGCATACTTTACTTTTGGTAGATTCAATCCCCCAACCACAGGTCACCAAGAAAATTTTCAGACCATTGCTAACATAGCAAGGGGTTATGATTTCTATGTGTATGTTTCCAAGAGTCAAGATAATAAAGGTAAGAACCCATTACCACTTGACAGGAAACTGTTTTACATGAGAAAAATGTACCCCTTCATACCTCAAAATAGAATTTTGGGTGGTAAAGAAATTTCTAGTCCTGTTGATTGCCTCAGAGATCTTATGATGAGAGGATATGATCATGTATGTTTTGTGGTAGGATCTGATAGAGTTAAGGACATGGAATGGATAAAGAAGTATAATGGAAAGGAATATACATTCCTGTCTTTGGAAATTAAATCATCAGGTCAAAGAGATGCTGACGGTGATACATTCAAAGTTTCTGGTACAAATCAAAGGAGATATGCACATAGAGGTGACTTTGAAAACTTTAGAAAGGGAACTCCATCTGCATTGACAGACAATTCAACTAAGCAATTGATGCAAGAGATTAAGAACAACTTACCCAAGAATTTTAAATAATGAAAGACTTTAAGAAACTACGTGAACAAGCAGTAAGACAGCATTACCGTAAGAAAGAGGTGTTTGTTGAGGGAGATGTTGTAATGAATGCAATTACAGGACAGAAGGGAACGATTCATAGAGCAGGTGTGAACTATGTTATCTGTATTACTGAGGGTGGAGAGATGTTTCGTGCGTGGGTAAAGGATATTAGAGATATAAATAGATCCTAGAAGACTGTCTTAATTTAAATAGAATGGATAAACAGAGAACCGTTAACACTGTTACCGCAAACGATGATTTTTCATCTGGTTTGATGGAAGCATATAATCGTTGGATGGGTGGAGATACTTTTCAAAACAGTACTATTGCTGAGGAAGAGATTCCCACTGGTCAGAAGCAAGGTGGTGGTAGTTCAGGTGCATTTACTACCGCTATTGGCAGTGTCCCTGCTGTGGAATTTGACAGTTCAACTGGTCTACCTGTCATTGACAAGAAAAATGCTGATGACGGCAGCAAAAAAGACCCCAAATCCTCCTCTAATGGAGGAGAGCCACCTACTAACTCACAAGGTCTAAAGCCTAAGTATGGTGCTCAGATTAGACAGACTACCCTTGTTGCAGCTAACGAAGAGAAGAAAGCAAAGAAGGACTATGATGGAGATGGTAAGGTAGAGAGTGGTAAAGATGAGTATTTTGGTTCCAGAGATAAGGCAATCAAAAAGGCAATGGGCAAGAAGATGAGGAAAGAGGAGAATGTGTGGGAAGCAGCAGGATGCTGCAAGAAGTGTGGTAGCAAAGATCATGCTACTGCTGAATGTAAGACGGTTAAAGAAGAAGTTGAAGCATATCTATGGAGTCAGGCAGAAGAAATTCTAACTGAACTCAGTGAAGTAACAGAGACAACATGGTTTATTGAGGGTCAACCTTGGGAAGAATTGACTGAGGAAGAGACTAAGGAACTAGAAGAAGAGAAAGCAAAAGGTCTAGATGGTAAGGCTTGTTGGAAAGGATACAAGCTTGCAGGAACCAAGAAGAAAGGTGGAAAGACTGTAGATAATTGCGTGAAAGCAGGTTACGAACCTGATGGTCATGTGATTGAGGATACCCTTGATTCTGAAGAATGGAAAGCTGCCGCAGCAAAACAAACTTCTAGAATCATGGACATGTGGAAAGAAGGATACGGCAAGGGTAAGTCTTCTAAGAAAAAGAAAATGGGATATTGACACTAAACTGATTATGTGATATGCTTTACATGTATATCACGTGATCATGTATAGAGTTCTTAAAAATCCTATTGGTCAACCATATGAAATGGTTAAAGATGTTGTCTTTAACCAAAAATTTGAATGGGTTTGGCAACGGAGTTCTACACAAAAAGAATCATCGGAAAGCACTTATAGAGGGGAGCATAGGTTACATGCCGATGCTCCCTTTTATAGTCACATTTTGCTGCAAAGACCAGAGTATCAGTTATATCCAGAAGTACAAAGCAAACATTGCAATTTGTTTGTTGATTGTTTAGAGGAAATAATTGATGCAAACATGCATTCAATACCATTTCATCATCAAGATCATATGTGGACAAGGATAAGTGTTAATGCCACTCATCCTAATACTGGTATTCAGTATTCAATGCCACATGTAGATCATAGATTTCCACACTATAATATGTTAATCTATTTGAATGATTGTGATGGTGAAACTTTCATTGGTGATAAATGTGTTGAACCAGAAGAAGATAAAGTAATTGTATTTGAGGGAAATCACCACATGAGACTTCCTACATCTGGTAGGAGAGTTATCTTGATCGCAACTTTAATAAACTACGCAGGGAATATTTGATGTCTAAAATTAAATTCACCATCAAACAAGATGGAATTGTAAATAACACAGAATTATATAATAATGATCGTACCACCCAACAATACGTTAGAACTGCTGTCCATACTACTATTGAGTCTTTAGGATTTAAAGTAGATGAAGAGTGGGAAATGGATGATAACTCTATTGAGGTTACAGTTACCCGTTAGGTATAAATAAATTTATAGATACGCTGCTCTAAATGAAAACGTTCCAAGAATTTATATCGGAAGGTAAGAAAAGAGGACTGTGGGATAACATTCATGCTAAGAGAAAGCGTGGTGAACCCCCTGCTAAAAAAGGTAGTAAAGACTATCCTAAAACATTAAATGTTGAAGGTGCCGATAAGAAAGCATACAGCAAGATTAAGTCAAAGAAAACTGTCAAAGTAAAGGACGCAAAGATTGAGGTGATGCCTAAAGTTCCTGAGGGACCAGACAAGGCATTGGGTGTTAAGGAGGATGCACCTCCTGGAAAAAAGTATGAGCGTATGGTTAAACACATTAAAAAATCATACGCTAAAGACGGTAAACTAACCAAAGACGAAAAATCCATTGCATATGCTACGGCATGGAAACATAAAAATAAGTAGCGTTATAATTATGGAGTTTAATATGTTTAAATTATCAAAAAATGTGGTACTTGAAGCACTTAGATGTTGTAGAGATGTTTATCCACATGATCAAGACTTTCTAGTTAGTAGAGCAATTGATGGATTTACTATTCTTGCTGTAGAAGGTACGAATGAAACTACAGATTGGGTGACAAATCTGAAGTTTATGATTAAGAGAGATGATTGTCACAGAGGATTTAAGAACAATGCTAATAGGACACTAGCACAACTAGTAATTGGTTACGAAGCTTTGGATCCTAGTAGAACATTGGTGTTAGCAGGTCATTCACTTGGTGGTGCTACTGCTACATTGATTGCTGATTTACTTTGGGAATCTGGTAATAGAAATATTGTACTAGTAACTGCTGGATCTCCTAGACCAGGTGGTCGTAGACTTAGAAAAAGATTAAAAAACCTTGAGCATATGAGGTTTGTTCATGGAGATGATATTGTACCAGGAACTCCTCCATGGTTAGCAGGTTATGTTCATACTCACCCTGCAATTCAGTTGAAAGATGAGAATGATACTAGATTTGATGGTGTTGCAGATCACAATATGGGTGACTATGTAACAGCAGCAGAGAAATTTTTTGAATCAAAACGAGTGGTCATGTAATGACATTTCTATTTGTTCTATTCAAACCCATTCTGTTCATGTTAGTGAGGAGAGTGTTCAAAAAGCAAATGAAAGTATTTGCTATTGAAATGCTTGAGGATTATGCACAATCCAATGATAATGATATTGACGACAAACTCGTTGCAAAGGTAAAGAAAGCAATGAGATTGGGTGCAGTATAAATATATCTAGATTAAAAGTTATTTACTGGAGAAACCATGTCTCTATACGGAAGAACTGACAGCAATGCCAATCTTGCTAAAGCAGGCATCGGCATCGCTGCATCATCACAAGCAAAAACAGTTGTCTTTGTTGATGAAACAGAAGCATCACTAGCAGCAAACAAAGCTCGTGGTATTAACGGTCCTGGTTGGTGGTCCTATTTCACCTATACTGATGCAGGTGGTGCGACACGTCATAAAGCAGAACTTCTAGTTACTCTTGCTAACGCTGACATTAATGCCAACGAGACTCAAGATGACGACGCTATCGCACAAGACAGTGAGTGAGGTTGAATGAAATTTGATGAATTGAACCAGGATAACTGGACTATCTTCGCTATTAAAAACTATGATAATCCTCAGTCGGTTACATACTCTGACTTTGAGGAAGACATCAAAAAATTCAAGTACATTAAAAGGCTCTTCCGTAGATATGAAACTACGGGGGAGCTTAAAACACATTTGATACTCAACCATATCATACTATTATATAATGTGTTTGGTGATGCTGCTACGCCACTACTTTTCTATAAAATTGAAGAAAACTATTGGCCTGTTATGAAAGCATTTTTATTATTTTTAGATAGACTTCCTCTATCACTAAATAATGATGTAAATAACGAGTGTTTAAAGGAGTTGAACTTGATATGAAAGCTGGAGATGGAAGTGCATTACAACTGCCACCAGCATTTGTAATGATTAACCCCCGACAACATAGACGTTATAAAAAAGGTAACCAAGATCAAGTTGATGGTCGTTCAAAAGGTGCCAAAGATCTTATGTCTCGTATTAACAAAAGAAAAATGAAGGAACAAGTAGAAGAAAATCAGATTTCTGAAGCAGCTCCATCTAATACTGAGCGAGCACAAAAACAAATCGCACAGAAAAAGAAACTAAGAGCACAGAAACAACTTCAAACTAAGAAGACTCAGGCTAAAAAAGCAATGCAAGCTAAGTCTGATGAGATGAATATTCTTATGAAGGCAAGACTTGCTGATTTTAAAAAGAAAGCTGGTACGCAGACTAAGAAACTATCAAGACAACAACAAAACAACTCTACAGAATTACAAGGTGATATGATTCAAGAAGGACAAGACGCTATTCAGGTTGCACTTGACGTGGCAACACAGGAACTTAATCCAAGTGGTGAAACAAACTTTGCTAAGATTGATTTTGCTGATGGTTCATCACAGAATTTAGATAACTTCTCTGCTAAGAGAATCGCTGCATGTTATGCACAACTAGAGGGTGAGCATCAGAAACAATTCCAATATATGGTAAACAAAGATGCTACTACGTTCCAATCTGCCTTAGACTTTGCTATCCGTAACGTCTGAGGGAGGCACTGTGGACGAAAACAACATTAATACTGCCATCCTTGAAAGATTGGAACGAGTTGTAGAATCTCTGCAAGATAATTCCATTCAAATGGGAAAGTTGCTTGCCGTTCACAATGAAAAACTTGATAAACAAGACAGAATTGACGCAGTTCTATTTGAGAAAGTAGAAAGTCTTCACAGAGAAGTTAATCGTCAGTCAGCGGAGATTAAAAAAGGTTGTGAAAGAGACATCAGAAAAATTGATGAAAGACTTCGCCTCATGGAGAAGAAGATGTGGTCTATTTTTGGTGCTCTTAGTATTGTATCTTTCGTCGTTAGTCCTGTCGGACAAAGAATCTTAAGGTCAATGATGGCACCTCAGTTGACAGGTCAACCAGTTGCTGCTATAGTAGATACAACTGAACCAGTAGTGCGTGTCGTATCTTGACGTAAAGTATATACAACTAGTTTCACCTCGTCTGGTTCTTTTCAAAAAGAAAAAACCAGACCTTTTTAATTTTAGGTGTCCTTATTGTGGGGATTCACAGAAACATAAGAACAAGGCAAGAGGATACCTTTTTAAAATCAAGAATGATTTTGTTTACAAATGCCACAATTGTGGTGTTGGCAGAACATTATCAAATTTTCTGAAAGATCAAGATCATCATCTTCATGATCAATATGTCATGGAGAAATTTAAAGAAGGTAGAACTGGTAAGGGAACAACTGTACCCAATCCAAAATTTGATTTTAAAACTCCCAATTTTCGTAGGGGGGATATCAATTTAGAGAAGATTTCTGAGCTAAATACCTCACATCCAGCAAGAGAATATCTAGAGCAACGAGGTATCAAAGACTTAGAATACTTCTACTATTGTCCTAAGTTTAAGGCTTGGACTAATGAGCAGAAAAAAACCTTTGATAACTTAAAGCAAGATAGTCCCCGTATTATAATCCCGTTCAGGGATAAAGATGGCAAACTCTTCGGTTATCAAGGCAGATCGCTGGCCCCTACGGCAAAAATGCGATATATTACGATCATGCTTGATGAAGACTCGCCCAAAATCTTTGGACAAGACAGGGTAGATTATAATAAACCAATTTATATTGTAGAGGGACCATTTGACTCAACATTTATCAAAAACACGGTTGCTATGGCTGGGTCCGATATTGATATTCGGACGTTTGGTTGGAGCGATCATATTTGGATTTATGATAACGAGCCACGCAACAGAGAAATTGTCACCAGAATCTCCAAGTCAATTGACAGAGGAGATAAGGTCGTAATATGGCCAAATAATATCAAACAGAAGGACATCAATGACATGTACCTTGCTGGACATGATGTGCAAACTGTGGTAGAATGTAATGTCTACCAAGGATTAGAAGCAAACCTTAGATTTAACAATTGGAAAAAGATATGAGCAACGGCATTAATGTTCGCAAACGAGATGGGTCTGTAGAACCCCTGAACCTAGACAAGATTCATAAGATGGTTGAAGATGCCTGTGAAGGTCTAGGAAGCGGTGTAAGTGCCTCACAGGTGGAGATGAGTTCAGGTCTCCAATTCTATGATGGAATCAAAACAAAAGATATCCAAGAGATTTTGATTAGATCTGCCAGTGATCTAATTGATCTTGATCATTACAACTATCAGTTTGTGGCAGCACGACTGCTATTATTCTCACTACGCAAGCAACTATTTGGTTCTGATTGGGTACAGAAGCATCCACATATCAAAGAACTTGCTGAGGATTGTATTACAAAAGGTGTATACGATAGTAGTATTATCAATAAATACTCCCAAGAAGAGTGGGACAAGATTAATTCTTGGGTAGACCATGACAGGGACTTCCTGTTTACGTATGCAGGATTGCGTCAGGTCTGTGACAAGTATCTTGTACAGGATAGAAGTTCTGGTGAGGTGTATGAGACACCCCAGTATATGTACATGATGATTGCTCTAACTCTTTTCCAAGAGTATACAGAAAATAGACTGGATTATGTCAAACGATACTACGACGCAATCTCAAAGCACAAAATCAACATCCCAACGCCCATCATGGCAGGGGTCAGGACACCTCTACGACAGTTTGCTAGCTGTGTTCTTGTTGATGTTGATGATACCCTCAATAGCATCTTTAGCAGTGACATGGCTATTGGTTACTATGTTGCTCAACGTGCAGGCATCGGTATCAACGCAGGCAGAATCCGTGGCATCAACAGTAAGATCAGAGACGGAGAAGTTCAGCACACAGGTGTTGTCCCTTTCCTCAAAAAGTTTGAAAGCACTGTCAGATGCTGCACTCAAAATGGCATCCGTGGTGGATCGGCAACAGTCCACTTCCCCATCTGGCACCAAGAAATAGAGGACATTCTTGTTCTCAAGAACAATAAAGGAACTGAGGATAATCGTGTAAGAAAACTTGATTACTCAATTCAAATTTCTAAATTATTTTATGAAAGATTCATCTCTAATGAGGATGTTAGTCTATTCTCTCCTCATCATGTTCCAGGGCTTTATGATGCTTTTGGTACTCCCTCCTTTGATGAACTCTATGCTTCATATGAAGCAGACGATAGAGTCCCAAGAAAAACTATTGGAGCACAAGAGCTCATCCTAGATCTTCTTAAGGAGAGAGCAGAGACAGGTCGTATTTACATTATGAATATTGACCATTGTAATGAGCACTCATCATTCAAAGACAAGGTTAACATGAGTAACCTATGTCAGGAGATTACACTACCAACAGATCCTATCCAACATATTGACGGTGAAGGTGAGATTGCATTGTGTATTCTATCTGCTGTTAACGTGGGTAAACTACGTAACCTAGATGAGATGGAAGAACTGTGTGACCTATCTGTACGTGCCTTGGATGAGTTGATTGACTATCAAGGTTATCCAGTAGAAGCAGCACGTGTTAGCACTCTTGCAAGACGTTCTATTGGTGTAGGATTCATTGGTCTAGCACACTATCTTGCTAAGAATGGTGTCAAGTATGAAGATCCAGAAGCGTGGAAGTTGGTTCACGATCTAACAGAATCATTCCAGTACAATCTTCTCAAAGCATCCAACAATCTTGCTAAGGATAAGGGACCATGTGATTATTTTAATCGTACAAAGTATGCTGATGGTATCCTTCCTATTGATACATATAAGAAGGATGTTGATGAGCTAGTACCAAATGACCTATCATATGATTGGGAAGATTTGCGTGGACGAATTATTAACTATGGACTCAGGCACAGCACGTTGTCCGCACAAATGCCTTCGGAGAGCAGTTCCGTTGTGTCAAATGCCACAAACGGAATTGAACCGCCTAGAGACTACCTGTCCACTAAAAAATCAAAGAAAGGGCCTCTTAAGCAGGTTGTTCCTCAGGTCGGCACCCTAAAGAATAACTATACATTGCTGTGGGATATGCAAGGCAACGCTGGTTATATTAATATCGTTGCTGTTATGCAGAAGTTCTTTGACCAAGCAATCAGTGGTAACTGGTCTTACAATCCAGAGCATTATGCAGACAATGAAGTGCCTACTAGCATTATGGCACAAGATCTTCTAACAACATATAAGTATGGTTGGAAGACATCTTATTATCAAAATACATATGATACTAAGAGTGAAATTGATGAACCAGCACACTCTATCGGATGGAAAGATGACGTAAAGGAAGATAAAAAGACTGCGATTACAAACCTATTAGACGATATTTTTTCAACCGAGGAGGAAGCTTGTGACAGTTGTGCAATCTGATAATAAAATTACTGGGATGACAGTATTCAATACTAAGCAACATGATACATCTAAGGCACAGATGTTTTTCGGACCCCCTCTTGGGGTCCAAAGATATGATAAATTTAAGTATCCTATCTTTGATAAACTAACTCAAACACAACTTGGTTTCTTTTGGAGACCAGAAGAAGTATCACTACAGAAAGATCGTGCCGACTATCAGACACTTAATGAAGCACAAAAGCACATCTTCACTAGTAACCTTAAGTACCAGATCCTCTTGGATTCTGTACAAGGGCGTGCTCCTGGGATGGCTTTTGCACCTTACTGTTCACTACCTGAACTTGAGGGTGCTATGAACATCTGGCAGACTATGGAGATGATTCATAGTCGTTCTTATACCCACATTATTAAGAATGTATATGCAGATCCTTCTGATGTCTTTGATGCAATTCTAGATGATGAGAAGATTCTTGCACGTGCAAAGTCAGTCACCAAAGCATACGATGAGTTCATCCAGAGAGCACAGGAGTGGGGTACTGGAAACTGGTGGGAGTTTAATAACGAAGATGGTGGACCTAGTGTAGACTGGGAAAGAAAAGAACTCAAAAAGTTACTCTATAGGGCGGTTGCAAATGTTTTCATTCTTGAGGGTATCCGTTTTTATGTATCTTTTGCTTGTAGTTTTGCCTTTGGTGAGCTTAAGTTGTTGGAAGGGTCTGCAAAAATTATATCCCTCATTGCCAGAGATGAATCTCAGCACATGGCTATCACCCAAAACATTCTAAACAAATGGAAAGAAGGTGATGACCCAGAGATGGTTGAGATTGCAAGGGAAGAAGAACCATATGTCTATGAGATGTTTAAAAAGTGTGTAAACGAGGAGAAGGAATGGGCAGAGTATCTATTTAAAGATGGTTCTATTATTGGTTTGAATGACAAACTACTACAGAACTATGTTGAATGGACTGCTAATCGCCGTCTCAAGTCCATTGGACTAAAACCTATTTTTGATACACCACTAGCGAACAATCCACTACCATGGACAGCACACTGGTTGTCATCTAAAGGACTTCAAGTAGCACCACAGGAAACTGAGGTGGAATCATATATGATTGGGAGCATTAAACAAGATGTTAAGAAAGATACTTTCGCTGGTTTTAAACTATGACAAAGGTTACCGAAGAACAACTCGCACATTGGCGAGAAGAGTACTTAGGGATGAAGAAACTCAGCAAGTTCCAAGAGAACCTGTTGACCAATGGTCCGAAGTCCCTATCACAAAGTTGGATTCTTCAGGTTATGTACCAAGACTGGAAAAGCAAGAAGGGGATCAAAGATCCAGAACCACCAAATTGTCAGAGCAGTCTAAAAGAATGGTCACAGAGTGTGAGGAAATACCAGACCCGTGGGACGACATCTTAATGTAACTAATTTAACTTTATGAGTGTTATAATTTATCAAAATCATATTGAATATCTTGAGAATGAAAATCTTATTTTGAAACGTGAGATTTTATTTTTAAAACAGCAATTAGAATATAAGTCATTAGGAGCTCCTATTGATGACATAAATACTGAGGATGATACATTATGATTGAGTGGAAGAACCTGAACAGTATCCAAATCCCTGGAGATATATGGGCACCGTGTTTGACGGGAGTCTTATTGGGGATTTTTATGGTTTTGTGTATCTCATTACCAATCTCAAGAACCAACGACAATACATTGGGAGAAAGTATTTTTGGCAAAAGAGAAAGCCCAAAGGAGGTAAACGTAGAGTTACTTCTGAAAGTGATTGGAGAAAGTACTATGGATCCTGTCCAGAATTAAAGGACGATATCAAACTGTTTGGAAAGGATTCTTTTAGCAGAGAAATTCTTTCAATGCATCTCACGCCAGGCAAAACTAATTACGAAGAAACCAAACAATTATTTTTAAACAACGTACTAACGGAAGCGTTGGAGGATGGTACTCCAGCGTTTTATAATAGTAACATTTTAGGAAGATATTATAGGAAAGATTATTTTGAGGCAGAGTGATGGCAATTGTAGTGAGATGCGAGCAGTGTGGTAAAGAACTTACTGGCACTGGTAAAGTTCAGTGTTGTGGGTGTCCCAACATGATGAAAGTTGTGGATGATAAGGTGGGAGCAAACAATCTAGACCTAGTTGTTTTATTACAAACTAATAAGATTATAAAGAAAACTTCTGTTTTATCTCCAAATGATTTAAAATATCAAGAGGAAAGACGAAAGCGTAAAGTCCGTAAACTTGATTTTGAAGAACGATGATTAACTTAGATCAAAAATTTGAATCTTATTTTAATGGTAAGAAAACGTTTAAGATTGATGGCGTTGATGAACCATTAACAGGTTACGGTTTCCACTGTGATGGAAACGACATCGTTGGGTATTGGGTTAATACAACTAATTATAAATTGTATTATAATCTGATGGAACAGTTTATTAAAATGGAACCTTTACGAGAAATCAAATGAAAATTTTTCTAGACACAGCAATCACTAGTGAAGTAGACTGCTATTACAAGACAGGTCTTATTGACGGTTTGACAACTAATCCATCTCTCATTCGTAAGAGTGGTAGGAATCATGAGGAAGTTTACCAAGAGATGAAAGATATTGGTGTCACAGACATTAGTATGGAAGTTATTGGTAGTGTTTCTAACATGATTTCTGAGGGCAAAAGACTCTCTAAAAAATATGGAAAGGTAGCAACGATTAAAGTACCATGCACACCAGATGGTTTGATGGCTTGTCGTGCTCTTTCCGAGGAAGGTATTAGAGTTAATGTTACTCTAATTTTTTCTGTTGCTCAGGCAATTCTTGCTACTAAGGCAGGAGCAACATATGTCTCCCCATTTGTAGGTAGACTTGATGATAATTCTTTTGATGGTTTGAAACTTATCAAAGACATTTATAAAGTTTACCGTATGCAAGGAGCAGAAGCAGAGATTCTTGCTGCATCCATTAGAGATGTAAAGAGTGTGTCTGATGCTTTTGCTAATGGTGCTGATATCGTAACAGTTCCAGCATCCGTCTTGGGTAAGATGTATAATCATATTCTGACTGACAAAGGGTTAAACATCTTTGACAAAGATCATGCAGCACATACGCTCGCCATGTCATCACAAATAAATAGTGATTTAACGTAGCACCTTATGTTTACGATTTATTCTAAACCTGACTGTCCATTTTGTGAAAAATTTAAACAAGTCTGTGAGTTAGAAAATCTAACACACGTGGTATATGAATTAGGTAAACAATTCAATCGTTCTCAATTTTATGATGAGTTTGGGGAAGGTTCTACTTTCCCTCAGGTTGTCCTAGATATTAAGGGTGATAGATTGAGACTGGGTGGTTGTCAGGAATCACTCAGGTACATGCAAGAACAAAAACTGTGTTGTCAAGTATAATGATTGAGATTACTGAGAAGGAATGGGAAGCGAACCAAAAAGAATTCTCTACTAAAGTAGAAGAAGGTCAAGATTTTTTGGTTCGTAAAGAAGATGGCAGTGCATTCATTGCCACAGATGTAACAAAATTTGAACAATTTGAACCCCTTCACGATACATGAAAACTAAAGGAGAATAATTATGACATGTGGCATCCGTAAACATATTGAAGACGCAGATGATGCTCTTCGTAAGGCAATCATTGCTGCCCTAGAAAATAAGCAAGACGAACAATTAGACACATTGTTTGAAGCATTGGGTAAAGTTAGAGAACTAATTCTCACTACACCTATTCGCTTTACTGATAATACTACTGATTACTTTAGAAATAAAGCTGAGTATAATTTTAACTTGGAGAGTGATATTGATCTAAACACTGGTGGATATAAAATTCCAGCAGATGTCATCACATTCCCAACTGATTATACTGGTGTTACTTTCTCTGCTTCAACTGATGATACTATTGTTTCCAGTGGAGACTATGATCAGATTTATTTGAGTAGTGAGTCTGAAGGTCTTGATGGTAGGCATGGAAAAGACCTAGACAAATTGGGTGGTCCTGAATAGTTTATAAATACTTCTAGCTCAGAATAAGTGTCTTCAGGACTAGAAGTATGTCAAAATTACTGGCGAATCAAATATCCAATTACACTGATAATGGACCAGTTGAAGCCAAGGATGGTATCAATGTTTCATCTGGTAAACCGTTACAGGTAGCAGGTTCATCTGGAACCAGTGGACAGTATTTAAAGTCCACTGGTTCTTCTGTTGCATGGGAAACTTTTCCAAGTATTCCAGCAGCACAGGTACAGGTGGATTGGAATGCTACGAGTGGTATTGCTCAGATTCTCAACAAACCATCTTTATCTACCGTTGCTTCATCGGGAGATTACAACGATCTAATTAATAGACCGTTCATTCCAGCTCAGCAAGTTAATTCTGATTGGAATGCAACCAGTGGTGTCAGTAGAATTTTAAATAAACCTTCCTTATTTTCTGGTGCATACTCTGATCTAACTGGCAGACCATCTATTCCTGCTACGGTAAAAGACCTTTCTGATGTAGATCTACCACAGACAATCACTGATGGTATTTACTTACAGTGGGATGCTACTGCTCTGAGATGGAAAGAGGGTACTGGTTCTTCTGGTTTACTTCAATTAGTTGAAGATACTACACCCCAGTTGGGTGGACAACTTGATGCCAATGGTAATAGTATTGACATGGGTGTCAATATTATTAGTGATGCTTCTTGTACTAATTGGAACACTGCATATGGTTGGGGCAACCATGCTTCTGAAGGTTACATTAAAACATTTACTAACACCACTTATTCTCAGCAGGTTGTTGTTGATGGTGCTAATCTTATCTTGAGGTTGACCGATAGTTTCGGTGTTCAAGATGATATCTCTGTCGTTGGTGGCACTGGAATTACATTTAGCAGTGTAACTGCAAATGGATTTACAATCAATTCCTCAGGTGGTGGAGGAGGCGGTGGTGCTACTGTTACCATTGATGATACTCCTCCCAGTGGTCCTGCTGTTGGAGACCTTTGGTGGAAGTCAGATGAGGGTAGACTAAAAGTTTATTACTCAGATGCTGATGCTACACTACAATGGGTTGATGCTAACCCACCACTATCACCAAGTTTTGCTCCTAAGTTAAGTAACCAAACTGTTGAACTTGAAGCAGTTACTGATGCCTTCAGCAATAGTTATCTTAAATTAACAGGTCATATCATTCCTGCAAGTAATGCAGACTATGACTTGGGAAATGCAGAGTATAAGATCAGACATTTATTCTTATCAGACAACTCATTATGGTTGGGTGATGATAATAAAATTGATACTAGTAGTGGTACTATCAAAACCAAGAAAAGAAATAAGAATGTAGTTCCTGCTTCTATTACCACTGCTGGTGGTGATGAGGCAGGTCTTTTGGCATATGCAACAGTAGCAACTCTTGCTGAAGTAACTCTTCAAAAGTCTCTTGATTATCTAACATCATTAGATAATACTAAGACAAAAATTGAAGATCTGTATCCAGCAGAAGGTGCAACTGGATATACTGATGCTGATTGGGAAGAGATTACTCCCCAGACACAACCTGGTAGATCAATTATTCCAACACTATCAAATGATGGTGATGAGTACGATCTAACTAAGGGTGTTTCTTTCTTACGCACATCCGTTCTTGCAGATTTCCCAGTAAAAATTAAGGGAGCACAAGCAGTTGATGGTACTGTAGTTGAAATCACAATTTATCTACCACAGGGTAGTACACCACGTAATATTGATTCGTTAAGCATTGATGGAACAGATGCCACACAACTAAAAATTACTGGCACCCCAGAAGCAAACGTAACAAACACTTTCACCATCAAAGCTATATACTTTGGTGCTGTCTGGAAAGCAACCGTAGCAGTAGGTTAAACTATAAATGGCCAATATTAATTTTCCTTCAACAATCAACCAACCAACAGACGGTTCGTTTGCACATACCGCAGCAGGTATTACATGGACGTGGGATGGAACCACGTGGAAGGCACAAGGATTGAACTTAGGTTATACTTTACCTATTGCTTCTTCCAGTCAATTAGGTGGTATCAAGGTAGGTAATAATCTAACCATCAATGCACAAGGAGAACTGTCTTCCTCTGCTGGTGTTACCACACTTGGTGGTCTAACAGATGTAAACACTACTAGTGCAGGTGTTGGTCAAGTTTTAAAATACAATGGTAGTTCTTGGAATCCAGCAGATGATGACACTGGTGTATTAACTGCTGCTCCAGAGATTGAGTGGACTCTAACAGCAAATGGTAGTTCAGATTATATTTTTGCAGGCGATGGATTCCCAACACCTACTAATGATCCTACAATCTATTTGATGAGGGGACAGACCTATAAGTTTAAGAATGATACTGGTGGTCATCCATTTAGAATTCAATCTACTACTGCTCAAGCAGGTGGAGGAACAGCATATAATGATGGTGTAACGAATCAAGATGCTGCTGGTGGTAGTACATTAACATTCTTGGTGCCAATGGATGCACCACAGACTTTGTATTATCAGTGTACAGCACACCCTGCTATGACTGGAACAATTCATGTTCTTAATGAGAGTGGTAGTAGTTCTAGTGGACTTGAAGCTAGAACAACAGCAGGAGCAACAGCAAATCAATTAGCGAATGGAGGGGTAGCAGACCTTGATATTACAGCGGCTAAAACATATGCTTTACATGCAATTCAAACATCTGTTGCTGCTTGGGTAACTTTATATACTGACCCTACTAGTAGAACTAATGATGCAAATAGAAGTGAGAACACAGATCCACTACCAGGATCAGGTGTTATCGCAGAAGTTATTACTAGTGATGGATCTAAGCAAAGAATTACTCCTGGCACTTTAGGGTATAATGATTTACCATCACCAACCACTGATGCATACGTGAAGGTAGTTAATAAATCTGGTAATACACAAGATGTTACAGTAACACTATGGTTTGTTAAACTAGAGGTTTAATAATGGCAGATAAAGTTTATATTGTCACGCTAAAACGTAAAGAAGACTTAGAAGAATTCTATACTGAGATGGAAGCAGATGGTTTTAAACTATCTGCAAAACGTCCTATCAGTAGGAACACACATTACTACATGTCTGATGAACAGGCAGAACAATTAAGAAAAGATGGTAGAGTTCTTGCAGTTGAATTAACTCCAGATGATATCCCTCATCTTGAACTAACTCCATATGGAGTTGATGTTGGTTTATATAATTATGCACCTCATGGACATGGAACAGAATTTCGTAAGTCTGGTACTTACCAAGCAACTGATAGAGATTGGGGGAAGTTACATGTAGCAGGTAGCGATGGTCAACGAAGAAAATATAATTGGCCTAGTGGTAGTGTGACTGATAACGTTGATATTTTTAGTGATGGTAGACATGTTGATGTAGTCATCTGTGATGATCCAGTATCATTTGATTGTGAAGACTGGAAAGCAATATCTGATAACAGAGACAGGTTTCAGATGTATGACTGGTATGGTGAACTAAACCAGTATGTTAGTAGTATAGATGATGATGGTCAGAGTATTCCTAGTGCTCCATATACTCAGTATATTTCTAACGCAAACAATACAAGTTATCATGGCACTCACGTGGCAGGAACTGTTGCTGGTAAGTGGTATGGGTGGGCTCCAGAAGCAAACATTTATAGTCTTAGAGTTTTAGGTTCTGGTGCAGTTCCAGCACTATTGATTTTTGATTACCTTAGAGCATTTCATGCACACAAACCAATTAATTTACAAACTGGTTTTAAGAATCCTACGGTTACGAACCATAGTTATGGTTGGAGTACTAATCTAATAGGTACATTTGATAACGGTATTGGAATTAGTAGTATTGAATATGTAACATACAGAGGAACAACTTACGATTCTAATAATCCAAATCCTAGTGGTTGGTCAATGTCTGGATTGGAAAATGACTTTGGCATCTCTCAATGGAAGAGGATGTTTAATTATAATTACTCTGCTATCACAGCAGATGTTGAGGATGCTATTGAAGATGGAGTTGTAGTCATCATTGCTGCTGGCAATAATGATTTCTATATGCCAAAACCAGATCCAACTGACCCATCGTATGTTGATTGGAATAATGCAATCAAATTCCAAGGATTGTATAATGGTATTTCTTATTATCAAAGAGGATCTAGTCCTGGCAATGCAAAGAATGCAATTTGTGTTGGTGCTATTGATAATGATGATGATTTCCGTAGAGCATCTTTCTCAAACTTTGGACCTGCGATTGATGTATGGGCACCAGGTTACTCTATTGTTTCCACTTACAATAATACTGGTACATATGATACCAAATACGGTGGATCAAATTATTACGATAACATCAATGGAACTAGCATGGCATCACCACAAGTTTGTGGTGTAGCTGCATGTATAGCAACTGGTAAAACAAGATTTACTCAGAGTGATATGTATGCTTACATCCAGCAGTTTGGAAAAAAAGATGACATGTCCTTTGATGTTTTTGGTGGTGATTTTTCTGATGCAACATGTAAAGGTTCTAATGGTGGTCTCTTTTATGATGGTGATTGTCCTGAGCTCAGACTTGAACCCCCAAGACCAGTACAAGGTTACATGGGTGGATGGTATAAAGAATGTCTCCATGGTAAGAGACGTAATAAAGAAGTCATTGAACGAGGACAAGTACAACTATTTCCTAGGACAAACTCATACCATAGAGCGTTACCACAGGATTTAACTAGCAAGACATTTAATTATACTATTGGTTATTCTGGTGGACAATATACATTCACTGGACAAGATCGTCAGGCATCACATAGTAACAACCAACAACCTACTATTAATTTACTTGTAGGTGATACAATTAACTTTACTGTTAATGTATCCTCCAGTCATCCATTCTATATCAAGACTGTGCAAGGAACTGGTACTGGTAATCAAGTAAATACTCCTGCTGCTAGTGGACAAGGTTCTTATAATGGTACTGTATCTTGGACACCTAATACTGCTGGCACATACTTCTACCAATGTTCAAACCACAATGGTATGCATGGTGAAATCATCGTAGCATAAATAGGTATGCCATACCTAGTACATCATGCCTGAAGAAGTAAAAGAAGAAATTAAGAAAGACGAACCTAAAAAGAAAGGTCCATTTGGCAAATTAAAAGACAAGATGGCTGATGATGCTGATGAGCATCTTGCTATTTTGTCTACATTTGTTAGACTTGGTATCTTAGTTTGGTCTGGTGGTATATTGACTCTCAATTATGTGACGATTCCTAATCTACCACAACAAAAAATTGATCCAACTTTCATAGCCAGTGTCTTTACTGGGGTTTTAGCTACTTTTGGGGTTCAAACAGCCAAAAAAAGTGGCGATGGTACTATGAAAATGAATGGTGCAGGACAAGTTAGTAAAGCAGATTTGGAAAGACTAATTGAAAAAGCTGCTAATACTGCTCCAGCACAAACCATTCGTATTGAGCAAGCACCCATGGTAATTGCTCCAACACAAAATCAACCAAAGGTATAATTATGAAAATTAAATTTAATGATGTTGCTAATGCAATTAGTGTTGCATCAGGAGTAACACTTGCTGCTGTTATTGCAGCAGGATCTTATGTCTACGTAAATCGTCAGACAATTATTGAAGAAGTAAAGGAAGCTGCTATTGAAGCAGCAATGGAAAGCATTGGTATTCCTAGTGGTCTTGGCGGTGCTGTACCACAACTTCCAGAAGGTGCTTCTGATCTTCCTGCAACAGGAGGTTCTGTAGGATCCGCAGCAGGATCTGTTGGTGGTAAGAGTATGGGACTTCCTGTTCCAGGATCACCGTTCTGATGGACCTGCAAAAAATTACCTCCACTGGCACAGCAGTCGCTGTGCTAGGGACGGGGGCGGTTGTTGGTGGCGGTCATGTGATTGATCAGCAACAGGGTGGTCCTGATAGAAGAGAAGCAGAAAGAATTGAATTGATTAGACAGGTAGTTGCTGAAGAGTTGTATTTACAACTTAAAGATTCATTCCCACCTAAAACTGGTGGTGTTACTGGACCTGCTGATCGTCCACCATTAAATTATCGCACTCAAATTCCTCAAAAATGATGGATCCTATCTTTGATATTCCTCAGGTGAATAGTACGACTCCAAGAATCAATCAGGTTCATGGATCAAATGTAAATGGTATTGTTGTATCTCCTAATGGGATAAGGATGGTTGGTACAATAAACAACCAAAGTGCTTTTGTGCGAAGCAATACTATTGCTAATGTAAACACCAAGAATATCAGAGATAGTGAGATACCAGAGACACGTACTTGGATTACTGATCCACCCCAAGCAATACCATTAGAAGTTCCAGTAACAGTAGAAGCTGGCACACCAATTGTTAACATGCCTGGTTGTGTCAAGGTACACAAAGAGAATGTTAAAAAAGATCCATCTAGAAATAAGAATCTAGTAAACGACGATCCAAAACAGAATGTTGTTCTGTGTGATTCAGGTATGCCTTACTATGAACCACCTGAATATGACTATAGAGAGTTGACATGGCAGACAATTACGACTGAAGAGGAAGAAGCAGAAGGTCTTAATACTGAAAAACCAGAACCAGAAATTAAAACAGAGACTCCAGAACCTCCTAAGACACCGATAAAAACTGCTAGTGAAGTGGAATGTCCTCCACCTAATGCAAGACGCATTGGAGACTTATCACAGAGCGGTAAGGAGAGGGTTACAGGTTATAAGTTAAGTGTAGATAAATTAACTTGTATTACAGAATGGGAAGACGTTCCATTCATTGATGAGTATCTTCCCAGTATAGGTGTTGTAACAACCACTGCTGGTATTGCTGCTGTTGCAACTACGTCAGCACTACTTGCAAAACCAATTGCTGACTTGCTTTTAAAAGTAATCAAACCTATTGTCAAGAAAACAATTGCGAAGATAAAAGAAAAACTTGGAAAGAAACCCCCCACTTTATCTCTCAACGAGAGAAAGATAAAGCAGAGGGAAGCGAATGAAGGTATTAAGGCTGCTCGGAAGTTGAAGGGTCGTTAGATTGTGAAGGGTCTTTGAATGTAGGTTTAGGGAAATCATGTGTATGTGGTTTGATAGTACCACCAGGATTTGTTACAACTACATCAGCACATATTGATGAATAAGGACTACGTGGGTGGAACATAATTCCAGCCTTTAATAACTCACCACAATTTTTAAGTCTTGCAAGTTCAAAATCTAATCTTTTATTAGCAGTCAATTGTTGTTGATTAGCAATCTGTGCTGCCGCTGCTTCATGACATTGCTTTACTAACTTTCTATTCATTGGGATTGATAGAGTAGCAGATAAACCAACGTTAAATGATTGGTTTGCTCTCATGTCTGTCCTTACAGGTTTATGCCAGACCACATCACCAGGATTGTCTGGTTTTCCATCGGGACCATCTACATCAATTTCAATCTCAATAGATTCTCCATCTTCAAACCATCTACTACCATCATCCTTAGTACGATTGTCATACCATGTCTCCCAAGGATAGTTCTTTACAGTAACAGTTTGCTTTGTAGATCTACCAGTATAATCAGTCATATCATACTGTGGTTCCATGTAGAAATCTTCCCATGGATCCTTTCTTGAATCAGCAAACTGAACATATGGAGTGAAGTTTAGTGTGCTACCTTGACACTGCACACCTCCTCCATAAGTGTTAGTAATATATGGACCTTGTAACACCTGAATTGCCTGGTTAGTTACTGAGCCTGAACTATTAGCGATTGGATTTGCAGTAGCAGATACACCACCAACGTCAGCAAAAGCTTTCATTGGTAGTAAAGTATTAGTACCGAGAACCGTTGCAATTACTGCGTAAACGTACTTGTGGTATCTGTTACGCTTTGGATTGTTGTAGTTCTTTGAATAATAGTTTGATTCGTCATACCTGGTCCTTGGTAACTCTGCGTAAATTGAAACGCCTGACCTGGACTTGATATCGTGAACTTGCTTTGGTTGTTGAAGTCCAAAGCGTCGTAAGAACTTGTTACTGTTCCTGATACTGCCGATCCCCCAGTTGCTGTTGACGATGCACTTGGAGTTACTGTCACTGTTGATGTATTTACGTTGGGATTTAATGCTTCTCCGTTGTTGGAGATCCCTACACCTGTCACTGAATATTCCCATCCTGTTCTATAATCAATTGAATTAATTGTCTCCGTTACTGTGGAGTTTGTTTCTGTGTGGCTCGTCATTGAGCCCTGCTGGAAATTTGGGACCACGGGGACCGCCAGGACATCGGCAGCAGTAACTAATACTGCCACCGCACTTGTCGCAGTAGATATGATTATCTTTCCAAAACGGATGCTCACGTGGATCCTCCATTAATAATTATGTTTCTCAACGCACGGTCAATTCTGACACAAATTGTCCCGTAGCTGTAGTACCAGCTCCACCAGCTGTCAACCCAATGACACCAGCAGAAGTAATTGTTCCAGCTAGAGATCCAGCAACGCCACCACTTTGAGTAGTAACTTGTCCGAAAGCAGGCATGTCTGCGACGACACCAGCAGATACGTCTACACCAGATCCCATCGGTGCTACACTATCACCCATTGTGAATGACTCACTGAATGAATATGCCGAGCCAGCAGTGGTAATCGTATACGTAGCATCTGTCATTGTGGCAGGTGCGGTCAGAGCATTATCCCCTGACGCAGCAGTCAAACCACCAAATGTAGATGCTGTAATGTTATTTCCACTAGTGCTATAAGTGGATCCAATTCTGGTTGCTTGAGTTGCTGCACCATCAACGGAAAGTTGAGTAGATGTAGTCAAACGATGGACCAGATCTGCCTTTGCTGGAGTACTCAATACTCCAAGACTAGCCAACATAATAAAAGGAATTATATTTTTCATATCATGACACAGTATCCTTCCGTCTTATTTATGTCTAATAATATTGTCTTAATTTATACTACAGAATATGAATGGTACTGTTATGATACAGAAGTGTTACCACATCCACTAAATCTGTGGTACGGTTAACCGCTTTGTAAACTTTCTTGACAAGATTTAAGAATTACTATATAATTATGTTACGTTACTTAACATAATCATGACGACGACAACCAACGAGTATGGACAACAGAATATGTTTGCAAGGGAGACTCAACCTTGGGTATCCAAAACAGATGCAGAAAGATACGGTTATGAAACACACGCTGAGCGTGCTGAAAAACAGAATGGTCGTTGGGCTATGCTTGGTTTCATCGCCGCTATGATTTCTTATGCTACTACTGGTAGCATCTTTTTCTTCGGTGCCTTCGGCATCTGATGATCCCCTCACTTCTATCAATTAACTTTTACAGGAGACTTACTACAATGAACGAAAACGCAGAACTACAAAACGGACGCTGGGCAATGATCGGAATCATGGCAGCACTTGGATCTTATGCCGTAACTGGTCAAATTATTCCAGGAATTTTTTGATCTCTAAATAATAATTCGTACCAAAAATAAGGAAGTATCTATGGATGATTTCACTATTATAGAATCATTTCCAATATGGAAAGCAATACTATGGTGTTTTTATCCTATGACACTTCTAGTTTCAATTGAATTATTTCTACGTGCCTTGTCAGACGATGATGATGACGATGACAATGGTAAAGGTATTAGGATAAGTCAAGGTCAAATGCAGGCAGTGCCTGTCCCTTCGGCATGAGATTTTTAGAATTATTTTTGAATTCAATTCCACCAGGCTCTAGGGAACTCCTAGAGTTTGGTTTTTTTATGTCTGTTGGAATAGTTGCAGGATCACTCGGTCTGGTATAATATATACCTAGGTCGCATATCTAACATGGCTACAATTAATTTAACAGCAACAGATGGATCAGTTGATACCTTTGAATGTCCTGAAGACGTTACTATTCTAGACGCACTGGATGAGGCAGGACTGTACCATCCTTATTCTTGTAGAGCAGGTGCTTGTTCATCCTGTGCTATGAGAGTCACTGAAGGGTCAGTGAATCAAGACGAGCAGTCATTTTTAGATGACGATCAACTGGAGTCAGGTTTTGTGCTAACATGTGTGGCATATCCTACTTCCGATACAGTCAGTCTTCTTGCTGAGCAAGAGGAAAGTCTGTATTGACAATTAAATACTTTTATGATACAGTATCAAATGATTTACAGTAAAGGACTAACATGTTACACATGAGAGAACAATTACTTTCTGCTCTACTTGCTCACGCCCAAGGTGAGATTGCCAAGCATAGAGCAAATGTTGAAGTCTATCTAGAACATCCTGTTGGCATTGGCGAACATGGTGACGTGACTGAAGCAATTCAGACAGAACTAGATAAGATCGCACGTTATCATGACCAAGTTGAAGTTATTAACAAGTACTTTAAAAACAAGACATGACAATTCCAGCACCCGAAGGTAAACTACCTCTTGATGATTGGTTCACCGTAGATAAAGAAATTGAACATCTATTTTATGATGGAGATATTCTTCCTCCCCTAGCAGATGAGTTGGGTGGAGAGAATGAACCTGATCCTACTGAAAGATTAAATAATGATCAGACATATAGAAATGATTTTCTTGACAACTTAGCAAACCATCAGTATGTTAAGAGTCAACCAAAAGAAAAACCACTTCCTATGCATGAGCAACTTTATCGTATGGCAACTGCCAACGGTGGTTCATGGACTCAAGGTGGATCAGAAAACCTTCATGGTTCTGGTGATGCGTCTGGTCATGGTTGGCAGTCAGGAGTCGGTCGGTAAATTTGAGTATATATACCGACCGATACCCCTTGACACAACTTGAACTTTCGCTTAATATAAATACATGAGCAGGTGAGGATTCCCACACTTGTTATACTGCTCCCCTTCAACCGAGACCTATAGGGAGGATAAACTACGTCTCTAATGTTACCTACCGTTCAAGGGTACGGATAGGATCTAAGTTTCGCTGTCTCCCTAACAGCCCTACTTCATTGCATTAATAATGACAACTCTTACACGTTCAAATCAACAATCTAACTGGGAAACCTTCTGTGAGTGGGTTACCAGCACTAACAACCGTCTATATGTCGGTTGGTTTGGAGTCCTTATGATTCCATGTCTACTCGCTGCAACAACTTGCTTTATTGTTGCATTCATCGCTGCTCCTCCTGTGGACATTGATGGTATTCGTGAACCAGTTGCTGGTTCTCTAATGTATGGTAATAACATCATCTCTGGTGCTGTTGTTCCTTCTTCCAACGCAATTGGTCTTCACTTCTACCCCATCTGGGAAGCTGCTTCCCTTGATGAATGGTTGTATAACGGTGGTCCTTACCAACTCGTTGTCTTCCACTTCCTCATTGGTATCTCTGCTTATCTTGGCAGACAGTGGGAACTTTCTTACCGCCTAGGTATGCGTCCTTGGATCTGTGTTGCATACTCTGCACCAGTATCTGCTGCTATGGCAGTATTCCTTGTCTATCCTTTTGGTCAAGGTTCTTTCTCTGACGGTATGCCTCTAGGTATCTCTGGTACATTCAACTTCATGCTTGTTTTCCAAGCAGAGCACAACATTCTCATGCACCCATTCCATATGCTTGGTGTTGCAGGTGTGTTCGGTGGTTCCTTGTTCAGTGCAATGCACGGTTCACTAGTGACCTCCTCCTTGGTTCGTGAAACAACTGAGACTGAATCTCAGAACTATGGTTACAAGTTTGGTCAAGAAGAAGAGACCTATAACATTGTTGCTGCTCATGGATACTTTGGTCGTCTAATCTTCCAGTATGCATCTTTCAACAACTCTCGTTCACTTCACTTCTTCCTTGCAGCATGGCCTGTAGTTGGTATCTGGTTTACTTCCATGGGTGTTAGCACCATGGCATTCAACCTCAACGGTTTCAACTTCAACCAGTCTGTTCTAGACAACAATGGTCGTGTTCTCCCTACATGGGCAGACGTTGTTAACCGTGCTGGTCTTGGTATGGAAGTTATGCACGAGCGTAATGCTCACAACTTCCCTCTTGACCTTGCCGCTGCTGAGACAACTCCTGTTGCTCTCGTCGCACCTGCTATCGGTTGATATCAGTTACATACTAAAAACAAGGGGTCCAAACGGACCCCTTTTCTTTTCCCTAAAAATGTAAAGTTTCATGTTTGAACTACATTCTTCTTGGAAACTATTAAGTATCCAAATGGATACATGGCCTCAATTATACAAAATGAAAGATTTAAATAGGAAGGTACATAAAAATGGTAGCATCAACGTTATCGCAACAACAACAAGGGAGGGGATGGTTTGATGTCTTGGATGACTGGCTTAAACGAGATCGCTTTGTCTTTGTGGGTTGGTCTGGATTACTTCTTTTTCCCACTGCTTATCTGGCAATTGGTGGCTGGCTTACTGGCACAACCTTTGTTACAAGCTGGTACACCCACGGTTTGGCAAGTAGTTATCTTGAGGGTGCTAATTTCCTCACAGCGGCTGTGTCAACGCCTGCTGATGCTATGGGTCATTCTCTTCTTCTACTTTGGGGTCCAGAAGCTCAGGGTGATTTCGTCAGGTGGTGCCAACTTGGGGGACTCTGGTGTTTTGTGGCACTCCACGGGGCTTTCGCTCTAATTGGTTTCATGCTTCGTCAATTTGAAGTTAGTCGTCTCGTCGGTATCCGTCCTTACAATGCTATTGCTTTCAGTGGTCCTATTGCTGTCTTTGTCAGTGTATTTCTCATCTACCCACTCGGACAATCCAGTTGGTTCTTCGCACCCTCCTTCGGAGTAGCAGCGATCTTTAGATTCCTTCTCTTCTTACAAGGATTCCACAACTGGACCCTCAATCCCTTCCACATGATGGGTGTTGCTGGTATCCTAGGTGGAGCACTCCTCTCTGCAATTCATGGAGTGACTGTAGAGAACACACTTTATCAAGACGGTGAACAATCAAACACATTCAAAGCATTTGACTCAACACAAGAAGAAGAAACCTATTCAATGGTTACAGCAAACCGCTACTGGTCTCAGATCTTCGGTATTGCGTTTAGCAATAAGAGGTGGTTGCATTTCTTTATGCTCTTTGTTCCTGTTATGGGTCTTTGGACA